TGGTTTACTGCAGAACCAGTTGTTTCAAAAATTAATTGTTCTGCTCCATTTTCATCTCTGATACCATGAGCATCATCGAAGTCTATCATGAAAGAATTAGTATCTAAGTTACCACCTAATTGTGGTGTAGTATCATCAACTAAATCACTAGCTAATGAGATTGTAGAAATATTTGGATTAGTACCATCATCTGCTTTTGCGTATGCAATTACAGTCTTACCATTTGCAACTGTAGCAGAAGTTCCTGTGCCTGTTGCATATTTAAATACAACATTCTGAGACCCTGATGTTGCATTTTTTAAAAAATAAAAATTTTGTACGTCTAAAGGTATTGTAACGTTTCTAGAAGCTGTAAGAGATCCTGTAAATTCTATAACTCTGTGTGCAAGAGTTGCACCTGTTGATCCGTCCGATACTGAAAGAGTTGTATCTGAACCATCAGTTACAGCTTGAGTTGTATAACCGCCAGATATTTGTTCTACGATTTCTAAGTTTGTATTTGTTTTTGTACCCCAAGTTCCTGCGTTTTCACCAGTTGCTTGTTTTTCTATACCCAGAGGGGTGTATGTTGATGCCATAAAAAATTCTCCTAAGCTGCTACATCGTTATAACTTGTATTTGATCCAGTTGCAACATCCGAATATGAAGAATTCGAACCCGTTGAAACATTACTATATGACGTATTAGAACCAGTGTCAACATCGCCATAAGCAAAAATATCAACGGCTCCAATATTAAATGAAGCTGATAAACCATCAAATCCTACAACAATATCTGGTACAGTTATAGTGCCAATACTTAATGAAGCTGATACTCCAGTTAGACCTAATGTCATATCATTAGGGTCAATGGCTCCAACACTAGATGTAACTGTTTGACCTGTTGGGTTAACTACAGCACCACCTAATCCTATAATAGAACCTTGAGTAAATTCTGCTTCTAATCCAGATAATATTGCTGCGTTGTTTGGTGCGATTGCTGTTCCAATAGATGTTGACATTGAAAATCCTGTAACATCAACTTGGTTACTAGAGAAAGCTATTGCAGTTCCTTGACTTACTGTTGCTGATAAACCAGAAAGAATTGCTGTTGCATTTGGTATTGTTACTGTGCCTTGACTTAAAGTTGCATCTAAGCCAGTCATACCAACTGTCATGTCAGCAACAACAGGAACACCTAATGCAAAAGATGCAGAAACACCTGACATTGAAACATTAGCATCTGCTTCAACAGCTAAAGATCCAACATTAAAAGATGAAGAAACTCCAGTTTGTTCTACAACTGCAGATCCTATTCCAGATGCAGAACCAACAGATGCAGAAAAAGAAACTCCAGATATAGATACATCTGCACCTAAACCTATGTTAACAGCAAACTCGCCCCATGCACCACGGCCATATTCATTGTTGCCCCAACCTTCTATACCTAAATCTGTTTCTATTTGAAAACCTGTAACACTAACTGTT